ATGGACACAAGGAGAAGGTTAAAACGAGCTCAAAGCGCAATCGAAGATGCAACGACGGTTTTGAAGCGTACCCGCTCTAAGGTAGAAAATGGCCGTTCAGATATTGATAGGGCTATAAGGGAACTTGATGACGCTGAATCAAACATACGCAAAGCTATACGGGAACTTCCGGACGGTATTTGAACGGGTAAAATACAAAAGTCCTTACGCGGACTTTTTTTCTAACCCATTGAAATAAATGAATTTATTTCCACTAACACCCACACATTGGCCACATCGAAACATAAAGCCTCGCTATGCGGGGCTTTATGTTTCGATGAGTAACAGATGAAATACGTCTTTTCGGTTCGCTTCTAGTTTGACTGTCAACGTAGAACAAGATGAAAATCTTACATAACGGTAAGTTGTTGCAACGGGAAACATGCCCATTGGCTTTAAATTTTCTGAATGAAAATTAATCCAAATTTAGATACTTAGTAAGGAAAGAGCATGAGTGAATCGATGGTACTTCGATTTCAAGCAATGGCTTTAGATAACGAGTCATCAGTAACAGCCCTGCTTCGAATGGCAAAAGCCATAGCTATCAAACTTAATCTGGCAAATGTTTCAGAGTGGATTGATAACGAGCTAAATGGCTATAAAGACGCAAAAGTTCCAGATTACAGGGTAGTCTTAGGGCAGTTGAGAGCTGTCCACCCCATGCACGGCTTAATAGAAGCACCAGTAGCCAATAGTGAGTTTGAAAAGCGACTATCAACCGTTCACATCATGTCTTCAATAGGCGAGCTAGAATCTATATCTCCTCAATCAGTTATGACGTTTCCTATATCTACTCAATATGCGCATGCCCTCCAAGCTTCACAGCCAGAGTTCTTACGGTTCAGCTTAGTCAGGATAGTGGGAAATACTAAGCTGGTAAACGTGGGTGAGCAGGTCAGAAACCGTCTTTTATCTTGGTCACTTGAACTGGAACAACAGGGAATTCTTGGAGAAAATCTTCAATTTTCACAACAGGATAAAAGCAGGGCTCCTATGACAACTAATAATTTTAATTTTAATGGTACTGTCAATAATTCTGGGGTCTTAGGCTCTGATAATCATCATTTTAAGCAACAGAACACTCTGCAAGTCACGGCAGGTGATTTTGAAGCGCTAAGAGACAGACTTGAGACATTAGGCTTTGCAACCGAGGACGTACAGGAGCTCAAAACTATACTTGATAACGAACAGGATAGCGCGAAATCGGGAGGAGTGCTGCCAAAGGTTTACGCCTGGCTTGGTAAAGCAGGCATGCGCGTTCTTGATGTAGGTATTGATAAAGCCGCACCTTTAGCGATTGAGGCAATAAGCAAGTATCTTGGTTCGTGATATCTCATTAAACCATATCTGTACGACAAGCATGATGTCAGTGCTCATAAAAGAGAAGTCTTTCATTTTAAACTCCAAATATAAAAAACCCCGCATTTGCGGGTTTTTTTGGTAACATCCACGTGATTTGTTGCTGACCTGATTGCGTCGGATGCGGTGCTGCTGGTACTACAACGCCCGGTGATACGATAAAACGCTCAACCGTCTCAGTGGTGACGAACGTGCAACTGCAGTTGATATTTGTGCATTGATGATAACGCTCTTTTGTCGTGTCGGAAAAATAGCGACTCGTGCGAGCGTGGGCGGCGTAATGGCATTTTGGGCAGTGAAACATGGCGAGCACCTCAGAGCGTTATTGATGCACCAATATTAAACAGTAAACCCTTATATATCAAACACATAAATAACTTTTATTGTATTATCTCTTTGCTTTCATACTCCACATCCGAAACCTTAACCTCAAGCTCTAAGCCCGTCGTGTAGCCGTTCCCGTTAAGGGAATGCACCACCCGGCTGATTATCCATGCCTGCTCGTCTATAACGCGCTTAAAGCCTTTCACCGCTATCGGCGTTTCAGGAAATAAATCGGCGCGGCCAATAGCCAGCGAGATTGAAAACTCCGCGACGCCGCGCTGCAGCTTGTCCCACTTTGCCTGAGCGGCGCGCATGGCCTGCGCCTTTGTCGCGTAGATGGTCGTCAGCTCCAGCACGTTGTCAGACTCACCGGCCATATACTCACCCTCGCGCGCTTCCTGCTCTTTTTTGGCTTTTGCCTTTGCCGTGGTTTTGGTCGCTTTCGGATGCTGCAGCGCGCGCAGGTGCTGTACCTTTGGTTTGCGTTTGAGCTTCACCTTTTGCTTTTGCGGCTTCGGGTCTTTGGTGTGCAGCCATTTTGCCGTTACGCCGGTGTAGGCTTCCCGGTCAGCGATGGCAAACTGATGCCGGTCGCCGTCGCCTCGCTCTACGGTCATTTGCGGGATAGGCTTACCACTGGCCGTCACCGCGCTACCGGCTTTCAGGAATAACAGTTTCCCAAACTTCACCGCGACAGATGCGCCGTTGCGCTCCGCCAGCCTCGCCAGAAATACCGCGTCAGATTCCTGCGTCTGGTCAATGTGAGGCACGGGGACCGCTTTCAGCGTATCCGCCACGCTGGCCGTCAGCTTGTTGCGTGCCGCGATGGTCTCCACAATGACCCCGAGCGTGGTGTCATGCCATGACTGTTCCCGCCGTGAATTAAGCGTCCCCCGAAAATCAGCGCTGCGCCCCCGGATGGTCAGCGTATCAGGCGCGCCCCGGTGCTCGATTTCATCGATCGTGAAACTCCCTTTATTCAGCAAGGCGGATCCCTGCCAGCCTAACCACAACGTCAGCTTTGCACCGCGCGGTGGCAACTCGACAAGCCCGTCGCTGTCATCGAGCTCGATGTCGAGCTGGTCGGCTTCGAATCCGCGGTTGTCCGTCATGGTCAGGCTGATTAGCCGGTCGCTGAAATTCTGCGTGATATCATCACCATCGAGCGTCAGCATAAACGCCGGGGCAATCTGCGCCCCGGCCTGAATATTCATACCCGTAATCATCCCACCAGCCCTCCCAGCCAGTTACCGGCAGACGTCACCAGATTGTCGGCCTGCGTTTTCAGGTCGCCGTAAATCGCCGCGAGGGACTCATCGACCCGTTTCAGCGAGAGGCTAAACTCGATTTTTCTGGCCGCGCCGTCGCTGAATAATTCGGTGTGCGTATGGCTCACCTTATCGATGACGTACATGCCGTGGATCATGCCCGTTCCGTCAATCAGCGGCCACGCCCTGCCTTCGTCGGCCATCAGCTCGATAGCGGTCAGTGAGAGGCGACCGCCGGTGATTTCGGGGTAAAGCACGCCCGAAAGCGTGCGCGAGGTTTCCCCCTCCCCGAGAAACTGATAAGCCGGGGGTTTGCCGATGCGGTCGTTAGACGCCCAGCGGTAGTCCTTCGAATACTGCATTGACTGATGCGGTAACGTGCGGCGCTCAAACACAAATAAACCTAACACCATTAACATGCTTTAGCCCTCATCCGTCGTGACGCATACTTGAGCGCTGACGCGCCCGGTTTTGCTGGTCGAGTCTTTCGACGGCTTCGCGGAGCTGCCGGTCAAGGTCACTGCCCGGCGCGATGCCGCCATTCAGGGTAATGTGATACTCAGGTTTACTCTGGTCGACGTATGACCGGCCAGCGGGAGCCGTGACCGGCTGATACACCGGATTGACGCCATAGACGGTGTTTGGTCGGATATATGGCTCGTTATTCGGGGCCGTTGCGGCGCTGGCTTTTGCGGCTTTCTGGTCAAGGTCGCTCGATTCTTTGTTGATAACCCCAAGCTTTTCCAGCAGCCAGTTAACGCCGCCGCGCAGTTTGTTAAAACTATTGAGCGGTAACATCAGCGCGTCGGCCAGTGCCTTACCGAACAACACCCCCGTATTTTTACAGCTGTCGAGCGTCTCCTGCGTTGCCTTCACCGGCGCTATCAGCTCTTTAAACCACTGCCAGACCCCGCGCAATTTATCCATGAATGAATCAAACACCGGCGCGAGAGGGGAAAAGATGTCAGCTATCCGCGACACGCCCGTCAGCGCTGCGGCCATGAAACTGGTATGCGCCGGTTGACCCGGCGGTACTCAGTCCCTCAAATGCCTGTTGAATGCGCAGGCGGTAGTCAGTGTCCGATTCCATCACAGCTGGCGTGGGCGGAAACGTCGTGTCGTCTGCAGGCGTGATGACGAGGCGCGCGACGTTATAATTTCCCCCTATCTGGTCAAGGTCGGCATCTTCTGCATACGCCAGCATGACCGCACGCGCAGCCTCGTTGACGCGCTGTCGCCAGATAACTTCCCGATAGGCGTTTTCCTGCAGCAGCTTAACAATCGGCTCTGATTCGAGCGTCAGCGTGCGCGCGACGGCCTCCTGTTGTTCCTCGGGGTATAACGAGACGAGCGTTGCCTTGCGTTCGCTCAGGATGCTTTCATAGTCCAGCACTTCCACGACATCAGGCGCGGCGAGCTGGTTAAGGTCAACAATTGCCATAGCGTTTAACTCAGTGGAATAGTGAGGGAAAAGGGCTGGCCCCTAGCCGAGCGCGTGCCGGTGATGTCGACATAGAGCCCGCCGTCATCCTCTGACCGCTCAAAGGTGATGCTTGTCAGGCTGACGCGGGGCTCCCACTTCTGGATCGCGGAATAGCACGCGGCCATAATCTGCAGGCGCAGCGCCCTGGTCTGAGGCTGGTCAATCAGAGCCGACAGTAGCGAGCCGTATTCACGGCGCATGACACGCGAGCCAACCGGCGTAACCAGAATGTCGCGCACGCTTTGCCTGATGTGCTCGATCTCAGAGATACTGAGGCCGGTCTGGCTGTTCATTCCCAGATAACGCACCGTCATTTAGTACCCTCCGTCCAGCTTCCGCCCCGTTCGACGCCGCCGTGGTCGTGGTCATCCACCTGCACGCCGTTTGAGGTAAATGTCCCGCCGGTGTGCTCGATGTTCCCGGACATCTTCCCGCCTTTCTGCACTTCGAGCGTGCCGGTCGTCAGCTTGTTAGTGCATACCACCTCGGGCGTATCGAGCGTGATGCGGGTTTCGGCTTTCACCAGTACCAGCGGCACGGTGGCCGTAATGGAATCCGACGCGGTGACATCGGCGGTCTTTATACCTGACACGGTGAGCGCCCCGATTTCGGGCTCGTACTCGATAACCGCCCCGTCAGGAAAGGCGACATGAATGGCATCGGGCGAGACCGAGGGCGCGGGATGGTCATCCGAGAAAATGCCCGGCAGAACAAAGGCCGTATCGAGCTCTCCGCCGATGGCCAGCAATAACACCTGCTCACCGACCGACGGAGCCCACACACTCGCGAGCTACCGGCGAGAGAGGTCATCCAGTTAAGCCATGTGGTTTGCATCCCGCCGGTCTGAACACGTCAGCGCCCAGACTCAAGGTCAAGCTCGATAACGACGCCGATTCGGATCAGGTTGCGAAGGAGGCGTGAAATTTCTTGGACTGATGATAATGTTGTCATGGAGACAAGAATGATAAATCATCTTGCAAAAGCCAATCGCTCTGAGATGTGCTCCCTTCGGCACAACTTGTAAACGTTCTCAAATCGAAGTAAATTTAGAAAAAAACTTTGGATACTAAAAATGGGAAATTCTAAACGCATTGCTTTTAAAATCGTTGTCACACTGGATAACAACTTAGAAGGTGTTCAACATGAAACTCATTTTCTAAAATATAAATTCTCACGACATTACCTGGATATGCTTGAGATAAAAAATAATGAGTTTACTATAACTGGCGACAGGTCTGGCAAACCAAATTTCAATGAGATATTCATCAATAATCAAAGTGAGATTTATTTTCAAATATTAAAATCATACATCTATTACTGCATCGCAAATAATAATATATTCAAAATACAAGAGATAAAATGTTATAATAAAAACGATGAGATCGAAAAGCAGTACAACTTTAGCACGATAAGAAACCTTAACGCATCACAATACGCCTCCAAAATAAAAATAATTAATAAATCGAAAGCGTCCGTTATATTTGATGCCTCACCTAAGAGCACTCAATACTTCTACGCCATGACTACTCTTTTCCGTTCACTTTGCAGCGATGACAACAATGATATATTCGAAAAGCTATGGAAATCATATAACTCAATTTACCGAACCATTAGTAACAAAAAACTTGAATGGCAATGCCTAGAGGATATGGGAGCTTTAATGAAAAATCAACCAGCTGATTTCCATTTTGCTACGGAAGCTGTTAAAAACCTCACGAGTACTGACATAGTTGATTCTACTAGATGGAGAAGAATGTTAGAAAATAAATTCATTACACGAGGAGATCAAAGCAAACGAGAAGCTAACCTAGCTAAGTTCTTAATTCAGTATGACGATACAAGATTAAACGAAATTTCCAAAACAAACATAGATATTGAAAAAAACTTCTGGACTGACAAAAGCCTTAAAGCTACTACAGAGACGACAATTCAAAATAAAATCAATGCAAACCTAACCAATGACATTGAAATTGTCGATGTTATTTGCAATCATTACGCATATTTCCTTAGAAATAAGACTTTACACGGAGAACAAACGGATCACTCTTTTAGATTTATACCTTATAACAAAGAAGAGAAAACACTGAAATTTACTTCAGGAATTCTATTTGCTGTTGTGTGTGATTTAATAAATAGTCATACACTCTAACTAAACTTTCATTACTCAACCCCAGATATTCTTGGCTATTACTCTTTCAACAATGGCCAAGTCTTCGTTTTGTAAACCAAGTAGTGGTCTGGTGTCATATTGGACCAGCTTACTATTTCTTCCTGGTTTATCCCTCAGACCGTAGTGATGAACCCGCGCGATACGCTGCACCTTGCCGGTAAACTCCACCACAGCCGTATCATTGCCCCCACTGGCTTTCAGGTTGCGACTTGTACGTAGCTTTTGAAACATTGCGCGTTTGATTCGTCCTGACTTTGCCCTGATCGGCTGGTGTTTTCGCGCCTTATACGGTGTGCCGTCGGGTGCTTTTTGCTGTTTGATGCGTTGCTGTTGCGATCTGCGCAATTCCTTTGCTATCTCAGCAGCGAGCGTTCGCCGTCCCGCCGGGGACAGTGCGCCAATCAACCCGGCCAACTTATCGTTAAAGGGTTTTAAGTCACTCATCCCACTTGCTCACCAGTTCGCCATTGATATAGAGCTCTTTTGGCCGAGTGACGGGCTCGGGCAGTGGCGGCTCGGGGGCATAGCTCACATGCAGCGCGCCGTTTTCCTCTTTGACGAGGGTGCGGCTTACGTAGTCGGCAAAGCTCGAGGCTTTCTGTTTCCTGAGGCCAGTTATGCTGAATTCAGGCGAATCCTCAAAGAAGTTAAGCCCGACTTACCGGCGGGGCAAGCAACACATGCGCTACGACACTCTTTCGCCACGCACTTTATGATTAACGGGGGCAACATCATCACACTGCAGAGGATCTTAGGTCATACGAAAATTGCGCAGACAATGGTCTATGCGCACTTCGCTCCTCAGTACCTGCAGGACGCGATTTCGCTTAACCCGTTGAAGGGTGCTAATGGTGGTTAG